TCTTTTGTAATATCACATTAAGTGTATCACATGGTTCAGCAGTCGTACATGATAATGCAGGACCATCATAAACAATAGTGCTAGAAGCAGTTAAATTAGTACTACATGGATTGTCGTTACAACCACAATTAGTGATTGTAGAACTACATCCGCAAGGAGTATTTAAAACTACGTCTGTACAGCAAGGATTTACTGGTAAATATGGATATGACATGTTGTTGATTTATTAAGGTCTGTATTGAATATAGTAACAACCTAATCCAGGTTGAAAGTTTGGATGTGATTCTCCTCCTCCTTGTGATGCTATTGTGAATGTTGTAGCTGCTGTTAATGTAACATTCTCAGCAAGTAAAGGTCCACCTGCATTAACTACTGTAACAAATCCATCAGATCCATTAGGTGTACGTGTAAATGAAGTTGATGTAAATCCTGGATTATTAGGAGTTATAGTATGTGTATGTGGATTAGGAGATATAGCAGTAGTAGCTGTACTACCAGGGTGAGCATGTGCAGGCATTTGTCCCACTGTTAATGTAACACCATTTGTACCTAATGGAACATTTAATGTGTAATTAGGATTACCAAGTGCTGGATCAACTTGAGGAGAATATGCACTACCACCAGGAACAGCTGTAACACCTACAGGAACTCTACCTCTTAAATCAGGAGTTCCATTTATTCCATTACATAGATATATATTTACCCAATCACCAAGTCCTACTCCTGTACTAGAGAAATTACTCAATGGTCCAAAATATGGAACAACAGAATAAGGAACCATTCTATTACTAATTAAATCATTAGTAGATGAATGTGTAGCTAAATAGTTAGCAATATAATTATCTAACTCAACTCCATTACTTGAATAATTTGTTTGAAGATCTAGAGAAAGAGCTACTAAATTAACTTCTACTTGACATAACTTATTTATAACAGCTTGTACAATAGCATGTGTATCTGAAGATGATGTAACACCTGTCAAACACCCAATTGAATAATCAGCATTTAATGTAGCAAGTGTAGCATCAATAGCATCTACTTGTTCTTGAAGATCACAAGCAGCTTCTATTAAAGCTTTTGATATATCTACAATAGATAAGTCTTTACATGTAGGAAGATATTTATTTACAAGTTCACATACATCTATACCAGCTAGATCAATCTTCACTCCTGTACCATCTAATGTAGATGTAAGGAATGTAATTAATGCTTGTTCTACAAAAGATAAGGAATCACCTGTTTGGATTCCTAGGACAGGAACATCTATTCCTGTATATTTAACACATCTGTCAGAGACAATCTCTGTACATCCGTTATAACAATTTGAGCAATTAGACATATTATTTTATTTTTAAAAGATTTAACAAGTTGGATAAGATTGAATAATACTATTTACCATATGAACTACTTGCCATGATCCTGGTGTTCCAGGAATATTAATTGCAAACCATCCATTAGTTGAAGGTAAAAGACAGTCAGTAGGATTTGCAAAAAATGGTGCTCCTACAGAAGGGACTGCTTGATCCCAATAACCTATTCTTAAACCACTTGGGAAACATCCACCAGAATTTAAACAACTTACTGCTGCACATGCTGTAGATAAAGAGCCTGTAATAAGAGCGCCTCCTCCAGTACTTATGTTTTCAATTAAGTTAATATTATAAGGATGATATTCTGAACAAGTTGTTGTTGTTGTTGTAGTTGGTCCTGAAGTGGTAGTACTTGTTGTAGTAGAAGTTGAAGAACTGGTACTAGTAGTTGTACTAGTAGAACTAGAGCTAGTAGTTGTGCTTGTAGAACTAGAACTAGTAGTTGTTGTACTAGGTGCAATTGTACTTGTACTAGTAGTTGTAGGATTTGGTACAATTGTAATATCACAAGGATCCTCTAAACAACGTTCTGGTTCATTACACTTACTAACACATCCTACTGTTAAACGTATCACTCTACTAGCAATCATCTGAACAGAGTACTCATGTACGTAATTAGGATTACAATACTTATGAGTTAGTATTCTTCTGTATGTTATTAGCTGAAGAATTTCACCAGCAGGTATAGGTTTGTTCAACATATATGAAATATTGTTGTACAAATTATTACCAAGCTCTGCTAACTTGCAATCTATTTTTTTAAGTAAAGAAGGAATGTTAGCACATTCTGGGCAATTTGTTAGTCTTGGTGATAACATAATATTATTTATTTACTTTAGAAGCGCAGTTGCCACATAGTCCATCTCTCAATTGACATCCACATCCCACATTAGCTCCACATGAATTACATTGTGCCATAATTAATAAAAGTTTATTAAGTAGTTGTTACCTGAACAACCACAGTTGGTTCTTAAAAAGTGATTTAACATATTATCTGCTTGAGCATATAATGTGTTTGATTCGTATTCTGCACAGTTATTAGCTGCTGCAATCGCTCCTTGAATAAAGAAGTTAATCGTGTTTAATGTAACACTAGATTGTGTTTTAAGTGCTCTATCACACTCCATCATATTTAATTGTAAAAACGCATTGTCAAACTTCTCTTGAAGTCTGTCAACACGTAGTATTGTTTTCTCTACATAGTTTGCGTATGCAGGAGCAACTGAGTATTTTATTCTATACACTCCATCAGGAAGAGGTTGATTACAACCCACTTCTGTTATCCCTAAATTAGATGATGTAAATACATTGGTTTCATTAGGAACAAAAGGTAATATCTTGGTTCCAAATCCTGGTATTTCAATCTCAATAGATGGTGCAGAAACCACTGGAGGATTGGTAGGATATACAGATGCGTCTGTAACACCAAGTGTAAGTACACTATAAGTAGGAACTACTAATATATCTAATTGTAAGTTTGCCATGTTTGTTTTAAATAAATATGCCAGAGGAATATGAGTTATCCTCTTTCCCCTGGCATAGGTTATTATTAATTTTTACTCTTCTTTATTCTTAAGGAATGTTTGTAGAAGTAGTAGTTGTTGTTGATGCAGGAGCACTAGAAGTAGTTGTTGTAGTTGTGATACAAGGAATTCCTTGATCTACTACAGCACCTAATGCAGCTACTAAGATTGCTTCAAAACCAGCTGTAAGATCATTTGATGTTTTTACAGGAACAGCAAGAATTACTGTAGAATCTTCCATAATGTAATCACCCCATTGGTACTCAGATTTGTTATACTCGTTGAATTTAATGTAGAATGTGTTGTAAGTATAACCATCAGATACCCAAGATTCGAAGTTCTCGTTGTATCCATTCATTCTATATAAATGTTTCAAGTAACCTGCTTGGTAACTGTAGAAGTTTTTCTCTAATTGAGCAATCTCTGCAGATGTACCAGTAGCGTAAGAAGCACGTTGAGTGATGATAGGATTAGCAACTAAGTTACAAGCATCAGCAACAATAAAGTCAGCAGTAGTAGCTGGACCAGCATATACAAATGTTCTGAAAGACATTCTATCATATTCAAATGGGAACGCTGCGATATCACAAGGTTGACCATATTTAGTTAATGGTTTTCCTGTAATACGTAAGATTGTACCACCTACATTTTCAAATGTAAAGAATGTGTTGAAACTAATGTTATCAGGGTTGTTACCTGGAGCTTGTTGTCTCAATTTAGCAATCAATAAGTCGATGATAGTGTTATCACTTACATCAGCACATGGATTGTCATCACAGTTACAACATGGAGCTTGAATAGTTACTGAACGAGTGAAACCATTGAAATACAATGTATCAATGTAAGAAGAGTGAGCACGTAAAGTTAACGTGATGCTTTCTCCACATTGTACAGTGAAATTAGTTACATCAGTAATTTGGTTAGCAGCAGTTGGACATCCTGATACTTTGTACCATTCTGTTACATTTGAGTTACAACCAGATCCAGAAGGACATCCTTTGATCTTATCAGATCTTTTAGAGCCTTGTAAATAAGTGTTTATTCTACCTTGAGCTATGTAGAAATAAGGAGAAGCAGCAATATTTGCAGCAGTAGCTACAGAATAATCGCTTTTAAAAATTCCCACATCACCTTGAGCAAGGTTTTGTGTTGAGCCAGAGCTAGGGACAGCATCTTGCCCTACTGGAACCACGAATAACGTGGTTAATGAAAAATCAGCCATTTTTAATTTATTTAAATGTTAATAAAGTTTATTCGTTTGTTTGTATTCTGAACTGAGCACTTTGTACTGCTGCAGCATTTTCAGTATACATTGCTAGATTTTGTACTGTCAAGTCTAACAGTTCATCCTCTAAATATAATTCAAGTTCACAATCTTGATCAAATGATGGAGTTCCATCTAACATTATATATCCTGTTTTGTTTATATACACTGGATATCTCATGTACATCATGTAAACTTTAGTTGGTGTAAATGTACCATCTGTAAAGTAACTTATCTCATCTGATGACAAAGAGTTGAATGTTTCTTGGTATTCAAAACTTGGTCTATAATGATCATTGTTTAATATAAACTGTAGATCACCATGTTTAGCAAGATCTCGATTAATCCAAATCTTTCTATCTTTACATCTACCTTTATCTGCCAACAAATATGAATCTATGTAGAACATATATTGTGGCTTAAGCTCATGTACATATGTACACCATTGATTCAATTCAACATTCTTTAACGTAAGATCTAAAGGCTGATGATTGTAATTCATTATAAGACTTTGTAAGTCTTCATAACGTTTCTTAAATGAATCTTGACCTAACTGACTAGCAGTACTAATACCATCAATCTTTTGCTTTATCAACTTGATCTGAGCCTCATTAAGAGCTAATATCTTGTCTTCTAACTGAATTTGTTGATGTGCATTAGTTGATAGTTTATTTAGTTTTTGATCAATCTTGTATAATAAACTATCTACTGGTATCATATTCTTTTATATTTTTAAACTAGCCCCTTATACAGAAGCTAGTTTTTTAGTTTTCAATTTGCCTTCTAATGTTAATAACTCATCTTGGTTATCATCATCAGCTAGGAATTTAATTAAATCTTCTTCATCTTTAGCTATTTCATATTCACCTTCATAAACCTTGCCATTTGGCTTGATTCTATAAACTGAATGTGCTACAGCTTGTTTTACTAAATCTTTAATATGGAGTAAACTTTCTTTCATGTCAGCAAATCTATTGAACACTTCAACTGGACTCAATCCTGAATACTTACCATTCTTGAATTCTGTTTGTTTCAATACGTTATCTACTAAGTTGTATACCACTTCTTCTTTTGAATCTTCTGATACTGGAAGTCCTAAAAGTCTTGCAACTTTACGTTTCTTCTCAGGAGTCATTGAATCAAACTTAACAATCGCTTTGTTAATCAATTGTTTTTTCTTGAAGATCACTGCATTTTCTATCTCATCATCTACCACATAAAACTGTGTATCTGCTGGATATTCTCCTCTTTCCCATGCTTGGTAAGAAGATGCAATTGTTGGATGTACTCTCAACCATGAAAAGGCTATTTCTTGGAAAGCATTTGATAAATCAAAATAGTTATCACCATCTAACAGTTTAACTGCTTGTACGTGTGTTTGATCATCTGGAGATAATGATAATCCATAGTTCCAGAATTTAGAACGTGGTCCTAAATCAATATCACCTATTTCATTTTCAAGTCTTGTTTTAAGAGCAGTTACTCTTTCGATTTCAAGTTCTCTTTCAGTTGGATCTTGAATTCTTTTGATGTAAGTAGCATCTGGATCTAATCCTGTTCTATACTTTCCATCCAATTCTTTATAAGGATATTTAAATACTCCTGTTCCAGGAATTCTTGTAAATCCTTTCTGTGATAATCCACTATCCATAGTTTGTAATTGAGAATTGTTATATTCTCTCTTAATAGTAGAAATTTTGCCTGTTTTACCCATAATGTAGTTATTTAATAATGTTTGGTTTAATTAGTAGAGTGTCCCCATTGAAGGGAATGCGACTGGGAAACCCAATCCATCACTCTGACACTTAGTTACGTTGTTTACACAAGAGGCTTGACTAAGTAGGGTTGAGAATCATCCCCTCTGGGAGGGAGAGGAGGTGAGGGGACTCATCTCGGAATTTTATTATTAGAATTGTGGGATTTCCTCGATCAACACAGTTCTAGAAAGATCTTCAATAAATACATCACATCTGTCTTTCATCCAGATTTCGTATCCTGGGAATTTGTTAGCAGAACTCATACCTTGAGATTTAGCAAAACCTAAGTGGTGACGAGTACCATCAATATAACCCCATGTCATAGAAGGAGCACCTTTCATACGTACTTCTCTAATGTTGTTTACCATAGATCCATCAGACATTGGAGAAACATCAAACACCATAAATACTGGAGTAGATTTTTTGTTTTGTCCAAACTCTAAGTTAGTTTGTGGTAAATCTAATTCTTTTAAGTGAATCAATTCAACACGTCCAGTCTCACGAGTTACCATTGCATCAAATGCAAAGTTGTAAGTGATGTGTTGTCCTTCACCTTGCATATATCTGTTTCCAGAATCAGCCATGAAAGTTAATCCAGAGTTTAATGCATCTGTTTTAAGAGCTTGTTGGAACACGTCAAAACCAGCCTCATTAGTATACATTTTAACACTTCTATCTTTCACATCCACTCTTCTGTAGAATAAATCTCCAAATACAGAACGGATTAAGTTAGCAGAGAATTCACCTCTGTTGTATTGTACTAAGTTACCATTGTTTCTCATTCTGTGGTATACACCAGCAGATGTTCTTTTCAATTCTTGTTTAGAACCATTAGTTTTAACTGTACCTGGTTTAGCCCAGATCATACGTTTAACTTTTAATTCTAACATAGATTTACGCATCCAGAACTCAATAAACGGTTCCCATTTAACATCATTACGAGTTAAAGGTAATTGGTTTCTTCTTTGTGGAGCATACACTAAAATATCAAGAGGTTTTCCAGAAGAATCTCTCATCATTTTATCATCAGCCCACTCAGTAATTTTGTGCTCATATCCATATGCTGATCCTAAAGATTCGAACATAGTGATTTGCTCACCTAATCTTGGAAGACCTAATAAGTCTTGATCAAACTCACCAATAGCAGCATCAACTAATTCTAGTTCTACACCATATTGTAAGAAGATAGGGTTTACAAAATCAACAATTGGATTGTCAGTTACTAATGTAAATGTGTACAAGAATCCCATGTTCCAAGGCACTGGATCTTTGATTACGTAGAATCTAGGACCATACTGACGAGTACCTACAGAAACGATAGCGTTTTTAGAGAACTCATTAGTATCTAATACTAAAGAAAATTCTTGACCATCGATACCTGTTTTACCAGCTGCGATTAAATCTTGCGTAGAAGCAGGAATGTCAATAATTTTTGGGAATTTGTAAGGAACAGCGATTTGCCATTTCCAAGCATCACTATTATTATCGATGTAATAAGGTGTGCTTTTGTTGATCATGTCTAAGAAGTCATTACTGTACAAAGAGCTCTGAGTATATAAAGAGATAATCTTTTTATCATAATCAGCTGGCTCAGTAGAGTGAAAAGACTCCAAGTGATTTGAGTCAGTAAGTTTTCCAACAGCACGTTTGTCCATAGACGCTACACGAGCATAAGTAAAACCTGTTAACCCTGGGATTGTTTGAATTGCCATTGTTATTCGTTTTTGTTAATTATTAATTTATTTTTGTTATAAGAACCATGAATTAGGTTTAGCTCCTGAACCGTTTGCTCCAGATGACTTTTGTTTAGTCACTTGTCTTGCAACTTCTCCGAACAATTGGTTAGACTGTTTAGTCACACCTGTTCTTTGTATAGTTGATAATGTAGGATCTTTCTCTAACATTTTCATAAGAAGCCCTAATTTAACTTTCATTGCATGGTTCTCTGGTCTCTTCATATCCAGGATAGCACGATCAAAGTCTGTTAGTGTTTCTCCTGTAGGAGTTTTCCACTTGTCAACTAATAAGAAGTCTTGTAGTTCTGTTGCTAATTTTGGATTGATAGGAATCCCATCAAACTCTTTTGCTTTAACCTTCTCTTGCAAGATGGTTTGTACGTTGTCTATATATTGATTTCTGATTTGAGCTTTTTGTCTTAACTCAGCTTCAGATTTCTGTTCTAGTTGTTGTAGCTTAGCTGCTTCTTTTTTAACCAACACTTTGTGGTGTTTAGTAGCTACGCTTTCAAGATCACCATAGTTTTGAAGTCTTTCAATTTCTGTATCTATGTCTTCAGGATCAAATCCTTGATCAGCTAAAGCTTGTTTCATTATTTTCATCTGATTGTTCTCATCATTAAGATCCATCTCAGCGAAATTAACTATCTGATTGTATGTACCAAAATACTCCTTAGGATTAACTCCCTTTACAAATATGGCATCAAACGCTTCTTGGTAATCTTCTCCAAATTGTGAGATGAAGTTTTGTACCATTTCAGAGGCACCTTTCTTCTTCTCATTATTAAATCTTTCTAAGAATTCTTCTGCAGTGGTTACTGTTTCTGGATCTTCATCATCATCATTGGTGAATACACCTAATTTATAAAGATCATTTGCAAGAGCAGTGAACTGTGTTCCTTCGTTAACATCCTCTTCATCAGCATGCTCAGCATCAGCTACTGGAGCTTTTGCAGGTTTTGCTGGAGCAGGTGTATCATCATCCTCATCTTCATCATCACTTAAGAAATCAGCAATCATAGATTGTCCTTCTGCTTTCTCTTCGTCTGTTTTACCATCAACGCTTTTAGGAGGAATAATATCCTTACCTTTCTTCACTGCTGGTGCTTCAGGAGCATCAGGAGCATCAGCGTCTTTAATAATAGGTGTAACATCTTCTGGATTAGATGTTGATGTCTCAGGGGAAAACAAGTCATTTAATAGTTCTTGGTTACCCATTCCCATGTCCATAGTATCCTGGATACTAAAGTTACCCATAGTTTCTAAATTATCAGCCATATGTAGTTGTATTTATGTTTGGTTTTATTTATGTAAAAGTATAACAACACTATTTAATATCAAAGTGTTATTGGTTCATCTGATCCAATTTTCCAGATAATATAGCATTAATATGTTTTGCCCCTCCTAAGAGAGGCAATTTTTTTAACCTTTTTTGTTATTTCTGCCCTTAGCATTCTCTTTAGCCACTGCTAAATCGTTTGCCATATTCTCTCTTTGAACTTGCAGTTTCTCTTTCTCTATGGACATTTTATCAGACGCTTGCTTGTTCTTAGCTTGAATATCAGCCATCTTTAATCCATAGTCTTTAGCAGCTTTATTTTCTTCAGCATTTAACTTACTGATTTCCAATACATCAGGAACAGCATTAGCATTAACATCTTCACTTGCCACATTACCAAATCCTGTAGCTTGAATAATAGCAATCTTCTCTTTAGATAGTCTATCAAGTTCTTTTTGGTAATTGTCATTAGTTTGTTGCTCTTGTGCCAATTGAGCAGCTTGTTGTAATGTAGCTTGAGCTTGTTCTTGTTGTTGTTGTAATTGTTGTTGTTGTAACTTGTTAGCTTGTTCTTGTTGAGCAACTTGTCTATCTCTAAGATCTTTGAATGTTTTCTTAAGCTCTCTTTGAGACTTAGAGCTATAAAGTTCCACTACATCATAAAGCGTGCCACCATTTTGAATAATAGCTTGAGAAAGTTGTCTAAGCTCATTAAACATCTGAGTATCTTCTGGTCTGTTAGTTAAGAACACTTTTAAGTCTCTGAATTTAAGATCTGATCCATTCACTTGTACAAATGCAGATTCTCCTTCAGATGTAATGTATGAAAGTGTAGATTGTGGTTTAGAGCTCTCTACGTATAATGCAGCATCTATAATAGCTTGGTATAATTGTCCCATTACATACTCGTGTGCAACGAATAGAGGCTCTGTTTGGGAATAACTTTGTTGCATAGCAGTGTTAGTACCTGTAGCACTTTCTGATGCTGATATGGACCCCATACGTTGTTTAGACATACCTACAAGTTCCCAACACTCAGCTTTCATTTGTTGAGCTAGTGTATATCTTGATTGTATCTCTTGCGTACGTGTAAGATCAAGAGCTGTAAATTGATTGAATGAGCTAGGAGCTTTTAAGTTCTCTGGAGAGTCATCAATAAATACAACACCTCTGTTTCTTGCTTCCATTTCCCATATATCAAGAGCATCTTGTGCATCTCCATCTTTAGGAATAGGAATATGTCTCAATGACATAAGCTGCACCTTACCAACCTCTTTCTCTAGAAGTTTGTACAATTGGTTCATACATACATTGTAAATCACTTGGAAAGGTTTCATAAGATCCACTAGAGATTTAGCCTCTGTGTTCTTCACCTCGTATGTTGTTCCTATAATAGGACAATAGTTTAATAACTTAAATGGTTTAATGTGATAGATGTCTGGACCTATTTTAGTTCCTTGATACCATTCATTTACCCATCCCCATTCTAATGATTGTTGTGTAGGAATAGTTCCTGATTTATATGATTCATCAACAATCATTGATTGTTCATTACCCATATCATCTATGTAGATAAGCTTACCTATCTTTCTTTTAGATATCCAATAGCTACGTACAACAACATACTTATAACCAAATGAGCTTACATTGTTTGTAAGTCCTAAGAAGTCTTTTAGTCCATCATTGTTCTCTTTCATCTCTGATTCAATGATCATACGTGTTTGTAAAACTAATGGGTCAAATGTATCATACATTACAGAGTCTTGTCCAGGAATAGCATCTGGATTACCAAGATTACTCTCACGTACATTGATTAATCCATAGTCTTGTAACGATGAACGTAAGTGGTCAATCTCCTCTTTCGTAAGATCTGGTATGCTTTCAATGATCTCTGAAAGCTCCATAACTTGTACTGTCCCAGCTGCATAAGCACCCTGAGCTCTCCCTGTGGGATCTGATATCCACTTTCTATCAGGAGTAGTAAGAAACCAAGTGTTCTTTGGGTTAGCCACTTCGATGTTGAAACCAAGTTTCGAGTTGTCTTCATATATATGGTAAAATTCTCTAGCAGATATTAACATGTCTCTGAAGGCATCTTCAGATTTTTCTTTAATATTAAACTCAGCTTTTTGACATGTAAGGATGTGGTTTGCCCACTTCTCAGCAACAGATGTATAGCTATCTAACTGATCCTTAACCTGTTCCATTGTCATTTGCTGCAATTGTTCAGGTTCAATCTCTTGTCCTTGTAATGCTGCTTTCTCAGCAATCTGTTGTTGAACTTGACTTATTACATATTGTTGTAATGTATCTGTTTTAAACTGAAGTTCTTCTGCTTGACTATCATCATCAAAAGCTTTCACTCTAAATGTATCAGGTCTTTTAGAGATCTCTCCTACCAATTCATTTACAGGAGTGGTAATAATAGAATACATCTTTACATAAGCAGGAAGTTCTAGATCTGCTGTAAGTACATCTGTGAAGCTTCTCACCTCTGGTTCTTGATAGAAATCCTCCATACGTAAGATTCCTTTCATAAGATCATAGTTCTTTACGAATGTATCTCTATTCTTTACATACTCAGCATATGCTTTGTTAGAAAAATAATCCATTGTATTCTTAATCCAACTCTCATCCATCTTTTCCTTCTCTGTTTTGAACTGATCTGGGAAGATGTTAAGATAGGCATACCTGATGGTTGCGTCTTTTGTATATCTAATTATTGCCATTATGTAAACAATTTATTTTTTGGTGTGTTAAACATTGTTCTGCTTTCTGTAAAAAGCTTATTCTTTTTGTTCTTAGTGAACATTGATTTCATTCTTACGTCTTGCTCTCCTCCTATTTTACCCATTACAGGATCTAGTTTCATAGCAAGAGCTATCGCAAGCTCTGCAGCAATGATACGGTCAAAGTTACCCTGTTCATTATACTGAATCATCTCTTCAAGTAGAACAGGATCAAATATCTTGGATATTCCTTTTATCTCTGATATAATGTTACCATCATCGTCTTTCTCTACATGTATAGCTTCTTCTGTATATTTCTTAAGACATCCATGTAAGAAGTCTCTGATTTTCTCAGAAGATCTATGTATTCCGTAATCCCTTCTAACTGTGGTGTTTGGAACTATTTCTTTCAACCAATCAGGTTGTTTTTCTAAGTAATGTTGATCTCCTTTAGATATCATGTAATCAATGAAAGAGATTTCATCATTCTCACATAGAGCTCTAGCATTGTAATACTTGATGAGGTAGCGAGCTTGTTCTTCCCACGTTTCTTTCTTGTCTGGTCTAGCACAATAACTAGCTACAAACATATCTTGATACTTCTCTCCTGATATAGCATGCATACGTTTGTATATGTACACAGATCCTAATGAGCTAGAATAAGCAGATTTACCTTGTCTATAAGGGTCAATTCCTGCAACATATAATCCATAAGGAGGAGATTCAATTGGAAACTCATATATCACTACAGGAGCTTCTTTGTTATCACTATTCTTCAGAGGGAAGTTTGATATAGGAAGTTTATCTGTAAACTCATGTCTCACTCCTTGACCATCATCATATAAAACAACAGGTGTTCCTGTTCTTTCTTGATTTAACAGTCTGGTTTTCTGACGTTTAGCTGCTTCTATATCAAATATGTTTGTATCTTCATTCAAGAATATGTCATCCACTTCTTGTGGGTAGTACATCTTCTCTTTCAAATAAGCTAGTCTATCACCAGCTTTCTTTAATCTATCAAGGTTATCATTTGTAATCTTATCTGCTATATCTTGATTAGAGACTAACATCTTTACATTATGTAACTCTGATTCTTTTGGTTGTTCTAAGAAAGCTCCTAATGTAGAGTCTTCTTTAGCTTCCATTCTATACTTATGTGAAATAAATAGTCCATGGATTCTTTGATCATCCTTGGCACTATTGTATTCTAAGAAGTTAAAATTGGCCACATCAAACATTAAGCTCTTTGCGTCCATGAAGTTTTGCATATCTCCACCTGTACCTGTTAGTATAGGCGAACATCCCCAACCAAATGGTGTTGTAAAACCTGGTGTAGCAGCTTGTAATCCACGTAAGAAGTTACCCTTACCTATCTCATCAATAATAAGTCTACGAGGTTTTGTACCTGCAATAGCCTCTTCATTGTTACCACCATCTAAGTTACGAATAAGGATCTGAGAAAAGGGGATTCTCTCTCCTGCTTTTGTCTTGATCCCTAATGTAACTTGGTTTTTCCAGTTGTCTTCTACCCTCTGCCATCTCCAGGCTTCTGGTAAGAAGTTAAGTCCTTTGTCAATCTTATCTGTGATAAGCTTTATATCGGGAGCATTCAGTCCTGCAATAATGTTCTGGGAGTTCTCATCGAACGTTGCACCATGACCTATGTAGGAGCTCTCAATTACTGACTTAGCTAAACGACGAATACCTAATATCACTAGGCCTTTCTTCTCGTTATGTGCTCTATCTATTTCGTTTGTTATAATCCATTCATTATCACGTAGATATGGGTTAGCATATTTCTGTGATATTCTACCTCTGTCATCTATAACATCTACCTCTGTGTTCCAGAAGTTTAAATGCCAATATAAAAAAGGATTGATATACACTCCTCCCATTGTACAACCATCAATGCACAGTTGTTTATGAAAAGCATAGAATTCTCTATACTCATCTGAATCCTTTGAGGGAACTCTTTTCTGATTAATAAACCAGTCTTTGTAATCAATACTTTGTAGTCCATCCATTATTTCTGTCTACCTTTTAAGAAGTCTTCTGCCATAGATCCAAGCTCAGCACCACCTCTAGTTTCCACTTTCTTAGCTTCTTCTTTCTCACGTAGTTTATCTACTTGCTCTAATAGAGCTAAATAGTTCTTCATGGTTTCTTGTACAAACTTACCTTGAGCTTCAATAGATGCAATTACCATAGGAAGCATTCCTCCTTTAGATGTAGGCTTCCATTCTATTCTATCTTTCAATAGATGTAATGGATTAGCATCAACGTATTCCTTCCATGAGGATAATTGTTGTTCTGCCCAGTCAAGTTCTGTATTGATGTATGTAGTTTTCTTTAATGCCATTATTTAGTTAGTTTTAAAAACTTTAGCACTTTATATTTAATGCTAGTTTTACGTTTATATTCATCATGGTCTTTGAAATCAAGAATGCTATTTACTATACCATTATACCTAAGTTGTTCTTCAGAATCAGCAGCAAGTCTATTTTCAAATGCTAATTCTTGTTGTCTATATCTTTCTCTTTTTCTTTCTTGTTGTGAATGATAAAGATCTTCACCATCAGGACAAAGAAATTCTTGCATACCTTCTGCATGTACAACTCTTATAGTAAAAAATTTAGTTGGATCATTCTTTAATCCAATAACTCTCTTAGGTGTAATTATTTCCATGATGTAGTTTGTATTATATTGTATTATTAATCCTCCTCTTCGTCAAAGATGCTGTCTAAATTCATGCCATCTTTTATAATCTCCTCTATTTCATCATCATCTATGTGAGGACCATCTATATTGAGTTCTATTTCATACTTCTGTATAGCATATAGAAATTCTCTGTCAGACACTCCCCATACATCTGAATATTCATACAATGCTGTGGAAATATGTCTTCCTATATTATACGTAGGATAGGCTTTTTTTAAGCGTACCAATGTTTGTATAATTTGACGATAATAGTTAGGAGTTTTTGCCATTATATTAAATCATTTAAATCCTCTTCAGAAAGACTTGACTTACCATCATCAAGATCATCTGAATAATCCATCTCTATCTCTTGTTCTAGTTCCACTGTATCATCTTCACTATGACCTTCTAGATACTCAGGTCTCACTGTTATCTTAATAGTGTCTTTTGGTGATTCACCTTTATCACTATTCTCTCCTGATATGTCTATAAAATCAGCTCCATTCTCAAACAGATCTTGAAGGATTTCTATAAATGCTCCTAGTGGTATTTTACGTAGTGAGTTCATCTGGCATAGGTTGAGGAAGCCATTTCTTCAATGGACATTCACATGTTAAACATTTAGTCTTAGCAGATAATGTACATCCACAATTTGTGCAATGTGCATCCATTCTAAGACTCTTATAATCTTTCTTATTAGAAGAATGCTCTTCACAAGCTTCACATATAGCTAGTCTTTCTTGACTAACATGTTCTATATAATCTTTCTTTTTCTCTTCAGGGAGAAGATGATTCTTCCATCCCTCATATATTTGTCCCAGGCTCATCGATCTTTGGTTTTAATGTTTTAATACTGGACTGAACGATTTGTAATTTTAGCTCTACAGCGTTTCTCTTTGTAGCTGTTATGTTCTCATCTGCTAAGATGTCTTCATATGCCTTCTTAATGGCTAACAACTTATTGTATTGTGTAAGAGCTTTCTTCTTGTTGAAATAGAATTTCCCAAATCCAGAAATCTCTACACTCTTATGTATATTCAATGCATCATTAGCGCTATCAAACTGATGTGTTACAACAGCATCAATTATCTTCTCTGATATTACCATGTTGATGGCCATCCTTTTGATGATCCACTCCTTCACTGACATTGTTGATGGTCTCATGTACTAGTTTTATATCTAATGTTAAATCTTTCTTGAAATCAATCACTATAACAGGATTAACCTTCACCTTACCATTCTCCTTAATAAATATACCTATCTTCTTAAGTTTGGAAATGATGTTATTGATAGATGGAGATGTACTGTTGTATGTTTTACAAAACTCCTCTCTCACATTAGCATATGTAATGTTACCTTTTATAGCTGTAAAGGATATGAGTTGTATCTCTCTTTCTGTTAGATGTAGATTGTTTATAGCAGATAGAATAGAATAGTATTTAATAGCTAACTCTATATCTGTACTTACATCTTTCTTAAGTCTTTGTACTATCATCATGATTTAGTTTTGACAAAGATAGAAAATAAAAATATACAATCAACATATATAGAAGAAATATTTATTCCATATGCTATATTATGAAACTTTTCTATAGATCTATACAAAACCAATCTATCTATTAGAACAAACCCACCCACCCGCCAAAGGTAGAATATAATTCTTATACCATCCAAACTTTTTTCCAAAATTTTTTCCAAAATTTTAATACCCCCCATGTGTGTGACAGTTTAGACCCATTCCAACAAACCACCCCACCTATTTCTTGGGAGTTCGGGTACTCCCCACACTTAATTATTAATCCATAAAAAAACAGAAAAAATGGAAAAAGTTTTAGATTACACAGGAGCAAAGGGGAGTTTAACATTCTTAGACACTAACCTTGCAGGTACAAAAAGAATTATGGTTACTCTTAAAAATGCTAAAGGAGAAGAGAGAGAAACTTTCTGCTCGACTGCTGTTAGTGAAGAGTTAAGAACAGGGCGAAGAACTAAAGACAGCTTAATGTTCTTAAACGTTGTGCTTAATGAAGAAGGACGATGGATTATCCAGAAAGAGAAAGGTAAAGAAATCGTTGTGCAAGTTGCAAGCTTGAACTTGAAAGAGGCTAAGCAAACTGTTGCAACCTTTGAAGAGGCAATTGGGTACTAACCCAATTGTTTCTTTATATATATATGTATAACATCACACATCGTACATATATATAGGAGTAAAAAGTTTGATTCTCCCTAATAGAAAAGTTTATACCTATATATATATAGAATAAAAGTTTAAAATAGTCTTGCTAGTCTTAATCACTATATGTGAGAAAGATGAAATCTAATCAAGTATATGTTCCTGAAGTACAGTAGGGATTAGAGATATACAATATGCAAGACTATTTATCTATATATATAGAATAAAAACTTTTTACGAGGGAGAAATAAACTTTTTCTTGAGTGTGAAAGAATAGCAGTGTAGTACATCACACTATAAAAGGGTGTTAAACAACAAACAAACAAACAACATCATAACTAAATATATATAGCATTATGACAACATTAAAGCATACAATAGGACTACTATACATTAAGAGTGTAGATAAGATAGTTGATACATTAAACTCTTTACCTAATACTAAATGTAGTATAGAATCTACATCTATTACATCTACTATTCTATCTATAGAATTAGACTTTGATGTTACATATGAAGATGTATTATCTCTTGGGACATTAATTGGTTCTATACAGACAAGTAGTTTGATGTAATAATAATGGGCTCTTTTACGGGCCCTTTTAAATCTCATTAATAACATGGATATAACAATCAACAAAGGTACAACAGAAGCTATTATAGATATAGAAGATCTTATTATTCTATTAGAATATAAACTTGTTGCTCTTAGGGCATATAAAGAACAAGGAGAAGATGTTGATCAAAAGGTTATTGATACACTATATGGTCATTCACATTTACAACAATATCTTTTATCTATACGTAAAGAATAATTATTAGCTCTTCTACGGGCTTAACATAAAAAGAATAGAGACTTGCAGGTTCCTTGTAGAACAAAGCAGATAGTTCAAACCATTACAGAACACTATTCTTTTTTTAATAAGATCATTTACTATCCTTCGAGGTCAGGATGTAGAACATATAGGATATCATTACATGTGTAATGTACACCAGAATAACTATAGATGATTTAAACTTAATATTAATCTCCTTAATAACAAACAAAAATGAAATCAACAATTATTATGGTAGCTGTAATAGCTACACTTCTCCTTACATGGTGTGTAATGGGGACAATTGGATATTTATTATCTGATTTATCATACAGAGAATGTATGACACATGGTGCAACATTAATGCTTATGTTAATATTTGGTTGGGTTCCTGCTGTTATAGTGGGTGCTGATCTAGATAAAAGTTGTTAATCATGAAGAAGACATACATTGTAATAGCATTAGTGCTTATTGGTCTCTCATTAGAGAGTTGTGCTTCACGTTGTGGGCAACAAAGAAGATATTGGTCTAAACACAGAGCTGTATAGTTATGAGAGTAGAAGACATACAATATAGATTACAAGATATCAATATGGAGATACATTCATTAGATAGTCTTAAAGATGGTTACGATGATACGAACATTCATATCATTGAAGAAAGAATAACAGAGTTACAAACAGAGAAGTTTAACCTACAACAGCTATTAGATAGTTGTTTTGATCAATTAATTGGCTTATGATAACATTATATATTCTATTGTCATACCTAGTGAATCTAGGTA